GGAGCCCTAATAGGCCTCAATGTTATTCTAAGCCCTTTCTAGGCTTTCTGACAGGTTTTTGTTTTGTTTGTGGAGAATCATTCCCCAAGACAACAAAATCGCCACAGCGACGCCTAAAACGGACTTTACGAGCTTATTTCGATTGACTACTAACCACGTTAGCGTCGTTCCTATCATACAATGCTTTTTCTAATTTACTATATCTGGCATCCATCATGTTCATTGTCTCGCGATATTTGCCATTCCAATACATTGTTACTCCAAAAATACCAGCAGCATATACTAATACTTGAGCAACATAACCTAACACTCCGTTAGTCAGATCACCAGTGTCAAAATACTGTATGAATGCCAGAGTTACACCACTAGCAAATGCGGCTACAGCCGTAGCATACTAAGTAATATCTTTCCACCTTTCCATGATCAGTCCTCCTCGTTGTACCAACCTGTGATACTATTTAGATTTACTTGTACCGTAGAATCGTCAGTTCTGTTAAGGTTAAGGATATCATCCCCACCTTCAGTAGAAGCCCAACCTTGTCTCACGAATACGTCAGTTACATCTGGAGTATATACTACATCTTCTGGCAACTTGTCCATCAATGCAGTAACATCAACATACATGTCTGAGTCGATACCCTCTGCAGATGTGCTGACAAGTTCGAATACGTTAGGTACGTCTATTGTATAAGTTTTAAGATTGTGACTATTAAATCCGGGAGCATATACCTTTGCTACGATAATCAATGAGTATACACCTGTATGAAGCTGATGTTCTGCTGGGAACATTACTTCTACAACACTCTATTTATCAGTAGCAGCAACATTTGCCAAGTATTCAATATCGTTTCTCATTGGAACATTTCTGTATATACTATCCCAATCAGGATTTACTCCAAATCCATGGTACGTAGCAAACATATGATTTTTTGGATACGCTTTCCATGAAGGATATCCACTATTGTGGATATTATATGGAGAAGAAGCAAAAGCTCTCGTAAGCGGCTCCATTGGGAAGCGTGATACGAAGCGACTCTTATTCTTAAGATCCTTCTCACGTTTTTCCTTAAGAGTTTCGTTTATAAGTATAGCCTTTACACTTCTTATACATACAGAGTTTGTTCCAGCATTAACGTCTGTAGATTCTCCTTCTTGTTCCTGTCCTGGATATACTTCCCCCCAGTTAACAAATGGGTTATTATCTAGACTTTCGAAGTTAGAATCATTGGGATTATATACCTGACGCTCTTGGACTTTATTGCCACTAATATACTAACGAAGTTCTACAGCAAGTCTTATGTCGTTTCCAATTCTTATTTTCTACATAAGCTGTTATAATAAAAAAGCTAGAAGCAGGGCAGTGCCCCACCCCTAGCTTATATCGTTAGTACTAATCAGTCAACAATCTCATCCTGCTGAGTGCCTGCAACGAAAGCATCAAGAACAGCCTTGATCTCAGTAGCATCAACTGCATAGACCTCAAGGTTCTGCTTTGTCTTACGCTGAATATCGTCGGCAGCACGATACATATTCTCGAACTCGAGAGTAATAGCGTTGTAGTGCTTGTCGAGCTCGGTAACCATCTCAGGCTTGATGATTGGCCAAGTGCCTTCACCACGATTCAGGATGCCCTGATAACCCATGCCCCAAGCTTCACGATCACGAACCAGCTTAGCTGAAGCAACGTGAGTCTTACCAGGAGTCTTGGTGATCTGTACACCAATGGGGAAGTGCTTGTTCAAAGACTCCCAACCCTCAGCAGCAGGATCTGTGTAGTAGATGTTGGCGTTGAAACGAACCTTGTTGGCCCAGTTCAAAGAATCTACACTGTTATCGTCATCATAAGGCATAGCTGTCAAAATGACAGTGTTGGCACCAGCTTCAGAGCCAGCAGCGGTAGCTGCAATAGTATCTGGATCGCCAGTATTAGTACCAGCAGAAGCGGTACCAAGAGAAGCAACTACACGAGCACGCTTCCAATCATTGTTGATCATGCTAACAATACCTCTAACAATAGAGTTAACAGTATCGCCATCCTTAGTGATGTACTCGTAACTCTCAGTCCACTTGCGATAACGATGAGGCATATCCTTAAAAGTCAAGCGAACAATAATACGCTTACCTGCAGTAGACAATGTCTTACCACTTCCTACAAGACTTGCGTCAAGGCTACGGAAGTTGATGTTAGCAACATCCTCAGTATCTGCAGCGTATGCAGTATAAGTGTAGCTCTTGATGTCAGCAGCCTTAATCTCGTTAGACCACTTGATGATTGGCTCCTGAGCGGTAGTACCATCAGGCTTACGCAGAGTCATAGACTTGTTAGTGATATAACCAACCTTAATAGTCTGAATAGAACCTGCGTTAGAAGCACTTACGTCATACAACTTCTGACCATTTGAATTGAGATTAGGATCACAATTCATGATAATAAACTTACCTGCATCTGAAGTTGAAGGCTTATAGTTATTACCTGCAGCAGGTACGAACAAGGTGTCGCCAGCATTTGAATAGGTCTTGTTGCTAACGAGCACAGTATTTACATAATTTACCATAATTTAATTTAATTTTTTTCTACTCCCCCTCTATTTCTATGGCTAGACCTAACTAGCTGGGGTTTCCACGTTAAAAATTATTCTTGTGTTAGAACTTCGTTTGTAATAGTCTAATATCTCTGATCTTGCTGATTTTCGATATACATTTGAGCGGCTATCTTAACTATTTCTAACCAAGTGTGATTTTCGAAATCCGTATAATCTTTCAACGGATTATCGTTTGTTATTTCTTCTGGGACCTTAAGGTAACCCAGAGTATATTTATTGATTTTATACTTCTTGTCTGTAAGAAGCCTAAACCCGTCTTTTGTTCTTATTCGCAACGGTCTTGCTCTGTGATAACGGTAATGAAAGTCTGTAAGAGAATTGTTTATTCTATACATAAAGTTATCAGCAGTGCATTCGAATACACAAGTATCCATTAGATGATCGTCGTTTGTATCAGATATAACCACATCCTCATTAAGAACAAACATCATCTCAGATGGATATTCAAATTCATATTCATCATAATTAGCATGTTCTGCAATAGTTGGGATGTCTGTATATACCTGTTCACGGAGCAGCTTAATTAAGTCTCTGGTCCTCTTCTCATTTTGTTCATAGGACGTTCGTTTCGGAGCATTTCCATTAAAGCGATCTTTGGCAAATTTAACAGCAGCTTGATTGATCCAATATAAAGAATCGTCGGTTAGAGGCTTCTCTAATGTATTGTTAAGCTTATTTATTTCAAGCTCAAATGAAGCTAATATATCTACTCCTATCATTATTGTTCCTCCTTCTTATTTTGTTTCTACTGTTGTTCTTGCATCTAACGTTTTCTAGCTTCAGCACCAGCTACATACTATACATACAAATCTACAGCACCTGTGACAAGATCGTCAAAAGCTTCTGTAGGAAGTTCACACGCCATACCAGTAAACAAGTCCATATATCTAGGTGTTTTGTAGTACGACATTACAAAATCTGTAGGCTGCGTATAACGGTCATAAAACACTCTCAGAGCGTTGTTATCGTCAAGGTAGGCAATTGGCTACCTCATGATGCGAAACGCGTCCTACGGCCTTGTAATTAGCTCCTACGCCTTTGATTTAGATACTAGTGTGTTAGGAATAACTCCACTGTTAGGTCCTTCTGATTTATATGAATATGTATCGCTTACGTGGGTATAACTATCTACGTACAAACCAAAGTTTCCTGGAAGTGTTATAGAATAGCTGTTATTCTCCGTTGTTACGTTGTTCTATCTATACGATGTCAGCAAACCTTGTATAATACGTTCAACATAAGCTGATGTTTTAGATGGAGAAGGGATATTGTCCAACACTTTGTATATATCGTGAATAAACTTATCCTGATACTGATTCAAAAAAGAGTATATTGTTTCTGTGTCTAGCTTTGAGATCATCTCGGTCTCGGGTATCATGGTTTGTACTCTACGCTCAAACTCTATACCAAGCTGTCTTGTTTCATCTAAACTCATCCTTCAAGCGGTAATGTTGATATTTTGGTTTGTAATCTAGAAGACTCTACATTCTCAAGTGCGAATGTTATAGCTAGGCTAATCAACTCCTCTGCCATTGTATCTGACAATTCGAAGTTTCCACTAAAACCTATAAAACTTGCAGGCTCACCAATATAAGTAGTTGTGAACGATTCAACGTCATCACGTTTGTATTCGTCAACAAGTATGTGTGCTTCGTCACCTTCCAAAAATACTACGGGACGCTTAACCCAAGGAAGATTGCTGTCTGTACTTCTAAACTTTTCAGCTATTTTATGACTTACTATTTCTGCGACTTGTTTGTATTCGTTCGTATACTTTACATGTCCTTCTATAAAATATAGATGATCTGGCTGTAATTTATATACCTTCTCGTTTGGCGATATCGGTTGAGTGTTAGAAGAAGCTAACGTTGCAGTTTTAATTAATGGTCTTAAATCCTCTATAGATTTAATATCATATTCGAACGGTATTCTTCTAGTATTGTTGCCTGTAAATTTCCTGGCTATTAGCGCTAAATAAGCTTTGTCTAAAATCGTTGCGATTTCGTAGTCTGTTAACGATGGATATGACGAAGTAACATTTGCCTTGTCATACTCTATCAGGAACTTAATTTTTACATTATCATGCGTCATATCTCATTTGATCGTTAGATCACTTATTTTGTGTTTCGTTAATGATTGCGAGCTTCAGGTCTTGATTCTTCTTATTATCCAGATAAGCAATAGCTTCGTCCAGAGTAGTAGCAAACAGGTCTGTTCCGTAGAAGTAGTTAGTCTTCTCTTTACGAATAACACCTTTAGCAATAGCCTGCTCAATCATGTACTCTGTATCCTTAGACTTATTGTTAACCCACTTATCAAAGAACTTCTTAGGCTGCTTATCAACCAATCCAAACAATGTAGATTCTACGAGTTCATTTGACATACGATCTGCAGACATACCAAACAAACGCAAGCACTGACGCATCTGATCGAGTGACAGCTTATCAAATTCTTTAATAGCATCTCTACGCAGCTTATTCTGCTTGTTCTGTTCTACTGCTTCTGCTTCACGATTGATCAACAGATAATCTTTACCAGCGTCCAGCTTATCTAATGAAGTAGCAACGCGCTTATGACCACTAAGGAACTTAATAATCATTGCCTGACGGGGAATTGAATCGTCCAACAGCAAAGTACGCGTACCAACTTTTACACAGAAGGTCTGCCAAAAATCTGATGTCTTAGCAAGATGCCCTTCATCGTAACCCAAAGCTTTCTCAAAATATTTCTCATCTTCTGGGGTGAGACCCGTATATATCGACCCAGAGCGGGTATAGTATGGTGCAATATAATCAAAGCAATTCTTATACTTAATCAAACCGATCCAGGGATTCTTCTTTTTAATTTTTAGTTCAACTACCATAATTTACATTAGAGTTGTTTAAATCGATCTGTATGGGGGCCGAAGCCCCCAAGAGATCTGATGTATTGTTTATTATCAAATACCGTTGTTCTGAATTTCGGTATCCTCAGCGTCACAGTACAGAATACCACAAGACAGTGGGTTGCGAACCATGATACCAACCTCACCAAGGAAGTGAACCTGGTAACCATCACGGCTGTTAGAACGCAGAGTGTTAATGCTGTTAGCGTAACCGTTAGGTGCTACAGAACCGCCAGTGTACCACTGAACGAACTCACGACCCTTGCGGCAAACCTTAACAATATTAGACTGTCCGTCGAAGTTGCTAATGTTTACGAACAAGAACGTGTAAGACATCAATGGCTTACCAGTCAGAGGATGCAACTGACGGAACAGCTCCATGTTGTCAAACATAGGACAACGCTTCAGAGAGAGCTCGATGCCGTTAGTCATCTTATAGGTAGTGAACTGACCACCAAGAGTCAAGTTCTGACCAGAACCAGTTACGAAAATATTGTCAACCAGGTTGAATGAAGCAACCTTCTCCTTCAGGATACGATCGAACTCACGAATACCCATCTCACCGGTCAAAGCAACGAACTTACGCTCGTTAGTACCGAGGATGTTGTAGCAGAGATCGAACAGATAATCCTCGAACAGCTCAGCGGTCAACTTAGTATAGTAGCGAACGTTAGCTGGAGAGATCTGCTCAAACAGACCAGACATTGTGGGAACAGGACGACCATTGGTACCCTTGTTGATATAAGTACCATCGCTCAGACGGTTGCTCTTAGAGAACAACAGAGCGGTTTCCTCTCTCTTCTTCCACTCACGCAGAGCCTTCCAGTACTGATAGTCAGACCAGAGATAAGAGCTCTTACCAGTCTCGGGATCCTTCAAAGCGATAGCCAGTACAGTGCTGTAAGCATCACCGGTGATGTCGTAAGACAGACGCAGATTCTGCAGATGATTGCGCATCTTGAATGGGGTCTGATAGTTGATGATATCAGCCTCATCGCTGTACTCCTCGTAAGCAGAACCGATACGGCTTACCTGACGACCAGGCATCAGGAACTCACCAGGAATGTAAGCAGCCTGTGAACCATCGATTACATAGCACTCGTATACCCAAGCGCTACCATCCTGATAAGGAAGACCAGTTGTACGAACCTGGAACTTGTAGTCATCGAAAGAGAGTACAGCACCAGGACCGAACCAACGCTCTTCAAGAGCCAGGTAGATAGGAGTGTTGTTCAAACCAGGAGTGATAGTAGAGTAGTTAGAGTAAGAAACTTCCTGACCATTCCACTTAGCCCAACGAATGTTAACAGCGTGATCAGAATCAACCTGAACAGCCCATTCGAACTCGCGGTTCTCGATAATCATTGTTTTGCCCAGACCACCAGTCAGCAAGTCGATGGTAGTTGAAATACCATCATCCTTAGTACCGAATACCAGTGAAAGAAGACCAGATACCTCGTGAGGCTTGGTCAGCAGAGCGTTAGAAATCATGTTCTCATCTACCAGGTCGCTGAAACGACGTCCACGATACAGCTGGAGATTATTAAGTAAAGTATTATTCATATATGTTTAAATTCTTTATTCTT